CGCATCGCCTGGCGGCTGCAGGCCCTGGCCGAGGGCGACCTGTCCGAGCGCGCCCGCCGCCGGGCCGCCGAGCTGGCCAACGACGCCAACCTCCGCATGAACCCGCCCGCCGCCAAAACCGTCGCCGCCGAGGCCGAGGGGATGACCAGGACGCGCTCGCTGCGCTTCCAGCCGGACGACCGGCTGCCGCCGCCGGGCACCGTCATCACGCGGCGGTACAAGGGCGAGGTGCTGCAGGTCAAGGTCCTGCCGCACGGCTTCGAGTACGAGGGCGAGGTCTACGGCTCGCTCAGCGCCGTGGCGCGGGCCATCACCGGCTCGCACTGCAACGGCTACCTGTTCTTCCGCATGGGCGAGAAGGGAGGTGACGCATGAAGCGGAACCAACGGAACGGCACGCCGGCGGCCTTGACGCTGGTCCGCTGTGCCGTCTACACCCGCAAGTCCACCGAGGAGGGGCTGGAACAGGAGTTCAACTCGCTGGACGCGCAGCGCGAGGCCGGCGAGGCGTTCATCAAGAGCCAGGCCAACGAGGGCTGGAAGTGTCTGCCCGAGCGCTACGACGACGGCGGCTTCACCGGCGGCAACATGGAGCGCCCCGCCCTCCAGCGGCTGATGGCCGACATCGAGGCGGGCAAGATCGACTGCGTGGTGGTCTACAAGGTGGATCGCCTCAGCCGCAGCCTGCTCGACTTCGCCCAGATGATGCAGACCTTCGACCAGCACCAGGTGTCGTTCGTCTCCGTCACGCAGCAGTTCAACACGGCGACCTCGATGGGGCGGTTGGTGCTGAACGTCCTGCTCTCCTTCGCCCAGTTCGAGCGCGAGATCATCTCCGAGCGGACGCGGGACAAGATCGCGGCCACGCGCCGCAAGGGCAAGTGGGCCGGCGGCCATCCGATCCTCGGCTACGACGTGGACCCGCGGGGCTTCCGGCTGCTCGTCAATGAGGCCGAGGCCGAGCGCGTGCGGACCATCTTCAAGCTGTACCTCGAACACGAGTCCCTGCTGCCCGTGGTGCAGGAGCTGGAGCGGCGGGGCTGGGTCAACAAGCGCTGGCAGACGCGGAAGGGCCACGCGACGGGCGGGCAATCCTTCACGCGGACCAGCCTGTACCGGCTGCTGACTAACGTCGCCTACGTCGGCAAGGTGCGCTACAAGGACGAGGTCCACCAGGGCGAGCACCCCGGCATCGTGGACCCGGGCGTCTGGCAACGGGTCCAGGCCCTCCTGGAGCGCAACGGCCGCTCCGGCGGCGCGCCCGTCCGCAACAAGTTCGGGGCGCTGCTCAAGGGCATCATCCGGTGCGTGCCCTGCGACTGCGCCATGACGCCGACGCACACGACCCGGGACGGCGTCAAGCGCTACCGCTACTACGTCTGCTGCAGTGCCCAGAAGCGGGGCTGGGACACCTGCCCGTCGAAGGCCATCCCCGCCGGCCAGATCGAGGACTTCGTCGTCGGGCAGCTCAAGTGCATCGGCCGGGACCGGGCCTTGCTTGCGGAGGTCCTGGCCCAGGCCCGCCGGCAGGACGACGCTCGCGCCGGCGAGCTGGAGGCCGAGCAGCGCGGGCTGGAGAAGGACTTGAAACACTGGCACGGCGAAATGCGGAGCCTCTCGGCCCAGATCCGCCCCGGCGACGACAACGGCTCGCTCATCGCTCGCCTGGCCGACCTGCAGGAGCGGATCGCCACGGTCGAGGGGCGGGTGCGCAAGATCCGCGAGCAGATCCACGCCATTCACCACCACCTGCTCCACGAGGACGAGGCCGCCCAAGTGATGTCCATCTTCGACCCAGTCTGGGGTTCACTGTCCCCGCGCGAACAGGCCCGCGTGGTCGGGCTCCTGGTCGAGCGGGTGGACTACGACGGGGCCAGGGGGAAGGTGTCCATCACCTTCCGCCCGGCGGGCATCAAGACGCTGGCCGACGAGCTGGCCAACGGCCGGGAGGAGAAGAGCGCATGACCGCCGCCATCACCATCGAGCGCGAGGTCCACTTCCACCGGCGCGGCCAGGGCAGCCGCAAGGAGCTGCGCGACGGCCCGGAGCCGCAGCGACCCGTCGAGCCGGGCCGGGTGCCGCGGGTCGCCCGGCTGATGGCCCTGGCGATCCGCTTCGACCACCTGCTCCGCACCGGGGTCGTCGCCGACTACACCGAGCTGGCCGCCCTCGGTCACGTGACGCGCCCGCGGGTCAGCCAGATCATGAACCTGCTCTACCTGGCGCCGGACATCCAGGAACAGATCCTATTCCTGCCCCGAACGCTCCGTGGCCGTGACCCGCTGCAGCTGACGCAGCTGCAGCCTATCGCTGCCGTGATCGACTGGAAGAAGCAGAGGCACCTCTGGCGGGAGCTGCTTGCCTCCGTGCAGTAAGGCCCTGTCGTTCAAGTCCTTGCGACCCCTACGACCCGCACAGGCGGGTCGTTCTCGTTGCTGGGTGCTTGATGCCGGCGTGGAAAGTGTAGTATACTTGCGTACACTTAAGCCCGAGGCGTGGTCCTTCCCAGCCGACCCACGCCGGCGCTCATCCTCCATCGCTCCATCCTTACAACCACGAGGCGACACATGGCGACCTTCCGACTCCGACGCTTCAGCAACCCGGAAATCCTCCAGGCCATCGCACCGAGACGGCTCCTCGCGTTCCTGGAGCCGCACCGCGCCTTCTTCGAGGCGCGGGGGCTGGGCCTGCCGCGCGCCCCAACTCCGCGAGCCATCGACTACGAGAGGCTGGTGAACCTCTTCATGGCCCCGGAAACCGGCTTCCCCAAGGAGCTGCTCGATGCGCTCTTCCTGGTGGACGAGATGGCCACGCCGCACGGCATGGACGCCCTGCTTGATACGCCCGGCCTGTCCCTGGAAGAGGGGGCCGAGGACTCACCCGCTGACATCGCCGTCCAGGTCTGGCTCCTGGACCGGCACCTCCTGGAAAGCAAGCACGCTGAGCAGTTCCTCGTCCGGCCGCGCTCTTTCGAGTGCTACCAGACCGCCAGGGCGAAGATCCCGCCCTTCGCACTCCCGGCCCCCGTCGTCTGCAGGGACCTGGAACAGGACCTGGACGACTGGTTCGAGGCGAAGAACCGCGGCCGCGGCGCGCGGGTGTTCGTCTACCCGCGCGAGGACGGCGTCTGGTTCCTGGTCCGCCACGGCGAGCCGTTCAAGCGCGAGGAGAGCCTCAACGGCCCGGAGACGACCAGCGTCTGCTACCGCCCCCTGCGCTACGACGTGCTCGTCTATCAGCCGGAGATCGGCGAGCTGCGGGTCAACGCCCGCTCCAAGCACGAGAAGCGGCTGTACCGCACGCAGTTCGGCAAGCACTTCTTCGGCGACGAGGACTTCTTCCCCGGCGACAGCAAGTACACGCTGGAGCCGCTGCTGACGCGCGGGGAGGCGGCGCTGGCGTGCGTGGACGTGCCCGGCATGGAGTGGGTCCGGCTCCGCGAGGCGCACTTCTTCCTGGGCGGCCCGTCCAACGAGGTCCAGTCCCACCGGGCCGACGACGTCTTCGCGGCGTTCCGGTCGCGGGACGGCAAGCCGCCCGCGGGGCGGATCATCCGCGCCGTTTTCCAGGTGAAGTTCACGGACTCCAAGCGGCCGCGCTCGGTGACGATCCGGCCGTCGAACATCGCGCAGTACACCCGCGACGACGACGCCGAGCTGGTCGAGCAGTGGCTCAGGCGGCGGGGGTTCATCCTCGCGGGTGCCGACACGGGAAGGGGGGAGGGCCATGCGACTCTGGCAAGCGCTTGAGGCGCTCCCCGGCCCCGCGGCGGTGCTGGCCGAGTGGCGCCGGCTCGCGGGCGCGGAGTTGGACCTCCTGACGCCCTACCTTCAGCCCCTGCCGAGGCTGGCGGCCTCCTACCCGCGCCTGGTTGGCGGCGAGCCCTCGTACCCGTATGAGGTCGTCGAGCACGGGCCGGACGACTACGTCGGGGTCTGCCCCGAAACCGAAGACCGCATCGTGCTCGCCCGGAACGACCTGGTCATCTACGAGCTGGACTGGCCCCTGTTCCTGGCCGACGTCGCGGCCGCGCTGGGCTTCCAGTACCGGGCCGCCGGCCCGGACGGCCTCCCGCCGGCGACACGCCTAGTCGGCGACTACCGGCCGGCCGCGGGCTACTCGTTCCCCGCGTACCTGACCGTCCCGCTGGAGTCCCGCAGCCTGACGGGCGCGGTCTGCATGCTCGTCTCGATGAGCGGCGGCGCGTTCATCCTGATGACCCCGACGCGGCACCGGCTGCGCCCGGACGCGCAGCAAATCCTGGAGCGGAAGAAGTGCTGTTTCCTCCCGCTGGAGGAAGCCCTGGCCGCGACGGGGCCGAGGCAGTGGCGGGCCACGGACGCGGCCGTTCAGGCGCTGCAGGGCTTCACCAGCCTGCACGTCCCTTCAGCCGGGGCGGACGACGGGACGGCCTTCTTCCCCACCCCGGCAGGCACCCCCTGGGGCGACCTCGTCATCCGCTTCGTGGACGGGCACACCGTTTCGGTCGCGGCGGGCGGGGTCACGCGCACCCTCCACTACGCCCAGATGGGCATGGCCGACGGGCGCAACGCCAAGCCGACCCGGCAGTGGGAGCTGCTCCGCGCCTTCGCGCAGGGCTACGGCGTGCTGACGTGGAAGAGCCGGGACGCGGATCGGAGGAACCAGAAGCGGCGCGAGTACCTGGCTCGCGACTTGAAAGCGTTCTTCCGCATCGAGGGCGAACCCATCGTGCTGACGGACGACGGCAAGGGATGGCGCACCGTCTTCCGCATCGAGGCGGACGGCTGACGCGGACAGGCCCAGCGATTTTTCGCTGGGCTTTTTTGTTGGGCCTGCCGCTTTTTCCCGCCTCTCACCCGCTCTGCATCTCACCGCCGGACACGTAGTTGCGCCAGCCTGCTCGTGAGCCGGACCCTCGGCCCCTGGCCCGCCGGCGATTTCTCGACAGTCGGGGGCGACGGGTCCGGCGACCGCGACGGCGTTTCTTCTTCCCGCAACCGCGGGCCAAAACCCACGGGCAGTGATCACGCCGGACCTGTCGCCCGTGGGGCGTTCCTTGGCCCCAGGCTTGGAGGTCCGGCATGCGTGTCCCCCTGTCCAAGGCGGCTCTTTCCCCGGCCCGGCGCCGGCTGGTCGAGCTGCTCCAGCAACTCAACTTCGGTCGGGTCGAGGGCCTGAGCGTTCTCGACGGCGACCCGGTCTTCGACCCGCCGCCGCGCGTCGTGCGCGAGGTCAAGTTCGGCGGCGAGAACGGCCCCCGGCCCGAGGCCGCCGCCTCCGACTTCCCGCTCAAGTCCCAGGTGGTCGAGCTGTTCCGGCACTTCGACGAGATCGGCGACGGCACCATCGACGTGCTGGAGGTCAAGCACGGATTGCCCTTCCGCATGGTCGTCGCGGAGGCCGCCGCCTGACCGCGGGCTCGGCCCCCGCTCGCACAACCGAGTTCTTCCACCCATCACCCGACATTTAGCCGGCCGCGAAGCGGAGGCGATTGTGGGCGACGCCGACAGGGCGCTCGTCGCACCGCCTCCGCTTCGCGTTGGCTTGCCTCTCCTCGCCGGTCGTCGTGGCCCACGCCTGCTCCTCCGCGGCCGGGAGGAGATCACCTGTGATTCACGACGACAACACCGTTCTCGATTGTTTCACCTGGGGCATCATCCGGCGCAAGGCCCGGCAGATGGTCGGCCACGCCGGGATCAAGAAGCAAGACCGCGACGACCTCGTGCAGGAGCTGATGCTCCGGCTGCTGCAGAGCCTGCGTCTGTTCGACGCCGCCCAGGCCGACCGCAAGTCCTTCGTCACCGCCGTCGTCGAGCGCAACGCCGCCAAGATCCTCCGGGACCGGCGGGCGAAGAAGCGCGACGGCGGACGGATCGACTGGCTCGACGTGCTGCTGGAGGCGCTGGACGAGGAGCCGACTGACCTCGCGATTGATGACCGCGCGGCCGGGCAAGCCGACTTGGCCATCGACGTGGCGGACCTGCTCGCCCGGCTGCCGGCGGGGCTGCGCGACTTGGCCGAGCGGCTCAAGACGCAGACGCTGTCGCAGGTCGCGCGGGAGATGGGCGTCCCGCGCTCGACCCTGCAGCGCCGCGTCGCGCGGCTGCGGCGGCACTTCGAGGAAGCCGGGCTGCGGAATTATCGCTGACCCTTGCGTCAGTTCTGCCGCGAACTGGAAAGCTCTTCCTGTAGGGAGCTGTTCCGGCTCCGCCGCAACGCACGTCTCGGACTCCGACCGGCGTGTTCGCGTCATCGACGCGGGCACGCCGGCCGGTCCTCCGTTGCGGGCGGGCCGCGTCGTTACCGACCGCAACCACGCGACCGAAGAAGCACACGCATGAACCAACCCCTGGCCTGGAAGCGCGCGAAGAATGGCGATTCCGGCCGGCTCGATTCGCTGGACTTCCTGATCCGCGAGCCGGCCGAGGTCTACCATGCCCGGTCCAAGGAGTATCTGACCAGCCACGCCCTGGCCGACTTCCGCGAGAACCCGCTCCTGTACCGCAAGCGGCAGCTCGGCCTGGTCGTCGAGGAGGACCGCCCCGCCTTCCAGGTCGGCCGGGCCGCCCACACGCTCATCCTGGAAGGCCGCGACGCCTACCGCCGGCAGTACGCCTTCGGCGGGCCGACCAACCCCGCGACCGGCAAGCTCTTCGACAGCCGTAGCAAGGCCTACCAGGAGTGGGCCGAGCGCCAGGCCAAGCCGGTCCTCACCGACCGCCAGGCGGCCCTGATCGAAGCACTGGCCGCCGCCGTCGAGCGCCACCCAGTGGCGAGCGACCTGCTCGCCGAGGGCGTGCCGGAGGGCGTGATCCGCTGCGAGTACCGCGGCGTCCCCTGCCAGGCCCGGCTCGACTGGCTGAGCCCCGTCAAGGGCCTCGTCGATCTCAAGACCTGCGACCACCTCAAGTACCTCGAGGCCGACGCCCGGTCGTTCGGCTATCTGCACCAGCTCGCCTTCTACCGTGCCCTGCTGGCGCTGGCGAGCGGCGAACAGGTCCCGGTCTACTTGATCGCGGTCGAGAAACGCGAGCCGTACCGCTGCGGCGTCTGGCGGATCGACCCAAACGTCCTCGCCGTCGCGGAGCGGGACAACGAGGCCACCCTGGATCGCCTGGTGCGCTGCCGGCAGCAAGACCACTGGCCCACCGGCTACGAGGAGCTGCGCGTCTTCGACCATCTGTAACCCGAGGAACCGAGCATGAGTCTGTTGTCACAAGTCCAGAGCGGCAAACGCCTGGCCCCGCGGCGGGTGCTGCTCTACGGCACCCACGGCATCGGCAAATCGACCTTCGGCGCCACCAGCGACCGGCCCGTGTTCGTCCAGACCGAGGACGGCCTGGGCGAGATCGACTGCGACAAGTTCCCCCTGGCCCTGTCCTACCCGGACGCCTCAAGGCCCTGGAGGCTCTCTACACGGAGCAGCACCCCTACCGCACGGTCGTCGTCGATTCGCTCGACTGGCTGGAGCGGCTCATCTGGGCCGAGGTCTGCCGCCAGCGCTCGGTCGAGAACATCGAGGACATCGGCTACGGCAAGGGCTACGTCTTCGCCCTGACGCCCTGGCGCGAGTTCCTGACCGGCCTGGACGCCCTGCGCAACGACCGCGGCATGACCGTCGTCCTGATCGCCCACGCCCGCATCGAGCGCTTCGAGAACCCGGAGACGGACAGCTACGACCGCTACGTCCCGCGGCTGCACAAGCTGGCCTCGCAGACCATCCAGGAGTGGTGCGACGAGGTGCTGTTCGCCACCTACAAGGTCTACACCAAGCAGACCGACGAGGGCTTCAGCCGCAAGAAGACCAAGGGCATCGGCACCGGCGAGCGCGTCCTGTACACGAGCGAACGCCCTTCTCACGTCGCCAAGAACCGTCTGAATCTGCCCGACGAGCTGCCATTGGACTGGCACGCTTACGCTTCCTTCTTCCACCAACCCCACACACAGAACGGAGGACCAACCAATGGCTGACCTGCATGGTTTCAACGCGAACGAAGTCGATCCGACGACCGACCTGGAGCCGATCCCCGCCGGCAAGTACCTGGCGATGATCACCGACAG